TTTTAATACCTCATTAAAGGTGAGATCTACATAGCAATATAAGCATGCGAGATCATAATCACCTAAACGCCAATTTAATGGTCACTATAAGTTTCAAAACGCAAATTCTGTATCCCACATAGCCTCCTGCCATTTTCTAATGTTAGGGAAACGGGGCCTATGATATTCCCTATCTAATACATTTAATTGCAACAAGAAGGCACGAGTAGGACACTCATATACCTCAATTTTATAACCTATTTTCCGTAAATACTTCTGATCACTCTCAACCCACTTCGGTAAATTATCTTTAATAAATTCTGGTGAGGTTAGTCGCACTCCAATTTCATTAGTGCGGTGATACAAGTAAGCTAGAAAAGCATAAGCTACTGGGTCTATTCCAAGCGTATCATAAAGAAGACCCAACAATCGAGATAAGTTCATATAAACAGGAGCAGATCTATCAGTCGGCATTCCCGCACGCCACTGATATTGAGTAAAAGGTCGCCACGGAACTATCGGAGCTATTTGAGGTTCCCAAGCACTAAGATTAAAGTTTCGGCTATCTAAAAATTTCCGCTTAAGATACGTAGGACCTTTATAATCATAACCAATAACTTCATTCTTCCAAACCTTCAAATAAGTTAGCAACGAACCGTGGGTGGCGAGAGACTTGAGCTTGACATCGTGCTTTATATTCAAATATTCAGCAAATCTCTCTCCAGAAAGAGGAGAGCCTAACAACACTCGAGGTATAACTGCGAGGAAATCATCTCCAAAAAACAAGGCTACAATTTGTCTCCTCTTCATATAATACCATATTTTCTTTCGTGTTTCCACATCTGCTATAGACATCTCATGGAAGATATACCCTAACCAATAATAATTTATCATAATCCAAGTATCCCCATGAGAGGTTTCCAATGATCCACTGGGCATGTAACCTAAAATCAACATGTAATCATGCAACCAGCGGACGACCTTACCAGCCAATTGCTCCGAATAACATTCCAATAAATATTGAAAGATCCTATAAGCATGAGACCTGTCATCCCGATGAACGAAATACTGAGCAAACATCAT